CAGTACAGAGAGCCATCGGCGCCGACGTCGCGGGCGAGTGACTCGTAGCCGTTAGACTTCGTGCTGAAGGCGGTGGACAGCCACCACCAGTCGTCTGCATTGGGGATGACGTCGCGGTTGCGCCGGTACTGGCCGGCCGTCAGCAGGAAGATGGTGACGGTGCAGGTGCCGTAGTCCTTCAGGCCGTCGTCGGTGGTCAGGTCGAGCTCCGTGGTCAGGAAGGCGTTGGGGCCGTTCACGTCCTCGAGCAGGTTGTCGAGGTAGGCGCCGTTGAGGTATTCCTTGCTGCTGGCGACGGCGAAGTTGTTGCAGTTGCCCTCGTCAAAGGCTCGGGTCTCGATGATGTCCTTGCTCAGGCAGAGGGCGCGGCCGTCGTCGTTTTCCAGCAGGATCCAGCTCTGTCCGGCATAGTCGAAGGCCGTGCCGCGGGTGGCGTTCTTGAGTGCGATTTTTTTCATAGGGTTGCTCCTTTCGTTCTCTGCGGCCGAGCCTTCTGGCTGGCCTGTATGTTTGGCAGGGTCTCGCCGGCGCGGAGCCGGCTCTCACAGTGCGGGCAGATGTAGCCGGTGCGGGGGATCTTCTGGTAGATGCTGACGTTCCAGTCGAGCCCGCAGCCGACGCACTTGGCTGTCATGGGCCTCCACCTCCTTCCGCAGCCAGAGCCTCGAAAACATAGCGCCGGATGCGGTTGTGGTACTTCTTCCGGGTTCTGGCTTTCTTTGCGTGAGCTGCGAGGTGCAGCCACTTCGGCGGCACTCCGATGGCCTTGGCCGATACCTTCCAGAGCTTTTTGAGGGCAGAGAGCACGGCGTTGATGACCGGCTTCAGGGCCTCGGCCAGCTTGGCGGCGATTTCCCGCAGAGCGTCGGCCAGTTTCTCGAAGGCTTCGCGGGCCTGCTGCATCTTCTCACGATCGGCGAGCGTCATGCTGCCGTCGTAGACGTAGGGGCTCAGCTCGTCGTCGCCTCCGTCGGTCAGACGCTCACAGAACGGGAGGCCGGCAGCTTCGGCAGCCTTGCGGCCCTCCTCGAGGGCGTCCCGGCCTTGCGTGACTTCGCAATAGTCCGCGAGGCGGTTGCGGCCGCCTTCGTAGTGCCAGCGGATCCCGGCGGCGATCTCGTCGATGGTCATGTCCTCACCGAAGTGGCCGCAGTAGTAGCCGTTGACGATGACGGCGTCCGGGTCTGCCTTCAGGATCCCGATGGCGTCGTTGAGGTCGTTGGTCTCCCACTCGCCGTTCCAGATGTCGCTCCAGATCGTCAGGGCGTTCCACGAGCGGCCGGTGCGATACACGATTGTCCAGCCGATGCCGTCGCGGATCTCCGGGGCGAAGTCTCGGGCGATGTCTCTCAGTGCTGCCATGCTGTTGCCTCCTCTCTGGTGATGTGCACGACGGTGACGAGGTCGTCGATCTCGTGCTTGGTGGTGTATGTGTCCCGCTCGTCGAGCCCGATGTGCCGCAGCAGCGTCTCGGGCCCGTCCAGCAGGAAGGCGGTGACGGCCACGGCGTTCAGCCGGTAGACCGTGACCTCCACGGTGCAGCGGGCGTCGTCCTCGTCCAGCGTGGACGGGAACGAGGCCCGGCAGATGGGGCTTGCCTCGTATCTGAAGGCGGTCGCGCGGTTCTCGCCGGCGATGATGTCCTTCACGAACTCCTCGAAGGCTTTGCGGGGGATTGAGCTGCGGTACTTGTCCAGTGTGACGTCGGCGAGCTGCCGGATGGCTTTGGTGTTCATGTTCCTCACCTCCTCAGCAGGCGTCGCCGTGCGGGCCGATGACCGTGATGCGCTTGATGTTCCCGTCTTTGTCCTCGTAGATTTCCTCGACGCTGTTGTCGGCCCAGTTGATCGTCTCCTTGAGCTGCCAGCGCCGAGCGTCATCCGCTGCTTTGGCGGCTTCGCGCGCTTCTTGCTGGAGCTCCTTCAGGCGCCCGAACTCACTTAGCGTCAGGCTTGCGAAGGGTTCGCTCAGCGCGTAGTCGCTGATGTAGAAGTCGATGAAGCTATGGCTCCAGCCGGCGCTATGCCAGCCGCTCGTCGCTTTTTCGGCGAAGGCTATGAGCTCAGCGTCGTCCTCGATGGGGCCGCGCCGGCGGCTTTCATAGATGAACTCGTCGCGGGAAAAAACGGGTTTTCCGTTTACATAGCCGTACACGTTCGGATCGTGTGTCATGGTGGTCTCCTTTCATCTTGGCCCGGCCAGAGCCGGGGATCTTGGTGGTGTCGAGTCCCTGAAAAACAGAAACACGACCGCCGGATCGCTTCAGAGAGCAGCGCGGAGGGGGTGCGCAGCTCGTCCATTTTCAGCGTCGGGGTCGTGTGGTCGTTTTCATGTTGGGCTCTCCTTTCTTCGGCCCGGCGCTGCCGGGTGTTCTTGGCTACTGTGCGGCCGGTGCTCTTTTACCTCTGCGCTTGAAGCTCTCGCGCAGCCGCCTCTCGGCGAGCTCTGCGCTGTACCCTTCGCGCTGGTTGGCGTCCAGCGTGCCGGTCGCGCCTCGCTGGAGCTCCTTGTAGATCGTGGTGTGGTGGACGCTCAGGCGGGCCGCGATGTCGACCGGCCGATCTCCGAGCAGATGCCACGCCTCGATCTTCTTCCTGTCCTCGAAGGTCAGGTAGCGGTACTTTCCCGTCAGTCTCACCTCCGTCCTATGGGGTTGTAGTAAAGAAAAAACGCACAGCCGACTCGTTTGAGTCTCTGTGCGTT